TCGGCGTACACACTAGAGATATCTCGAGACGTCCAAGGAATGATTCTAAATAGAAGGGAGGTCTCTAAATTTAATAAAAAAGAGAGAGCTTTTGCTCCCTCTTACTTTCCTGCTGGTGGTTGTGCCACTGGTTTCTCGTATACCTTTTTAAACCAATTGTCTCCAATAGCTTTTGTAAACGTAGGTTCATCTTCATCGGCTGTAAACTTAGTTCTATCATCAAAATCACGTTCAATAAACGAACCTTTCAGTTTGGTTGTTTGGAAGTTTGGCTTATCTTTTTTAGTTTCAGCTTCTTCCTCTTCTTGTGAAAGTTTCCCTTTTAATAACCAAACATATCGATATTTTCCATTAGCCTTTAAAAAGCGCCATCCAATTGCTAAATATGGCTTTTCACCCTCACGTTTTTCGTCTAATACACCATCTGTAACTTCTGGAAATCCTTCAATGTCTGCCTTTGTTGATAATGACAGGCCTCGAACTTCAATTTCAACCTCAACCTCACCATCAGACTCAGCAATTTCCGATTTTTTATTGTCGCTCCACATAATCTCGGTAGCTACTTTTTTAGATGTTTTAACCTTTACTGCACCTTCCATTTTTTTAACCGTACTGTAATCAACACCTGTTGCGTCATCTTTCAATGACTTTGCATAAACAAGACTATCTACACCGACAGTCGAACTAATTTTAATCACTTCTCCAGCCATCTATAACTCCACTCCTTTCGCGAATCGCATCGCGTAATGAAAAATTTTTGTATCCTCTTCATATAAATCAGCAACCGCATAACGTGAAAAACCAATACTTTTCATAATTTCATTCACTTTTTGATGGATTGCTGTTGTACTACCCTTTGACCAAATATCGATTTGGAATGTGATTTCACTTTCGCTTTCATCATTATCTGCAAATCCATCTGGTCGATTATCTAATTCAAAAAACGTAATCCGTGGAAACTCTTCAGCATTTTTGGCTTTACGATAATAAACACGTTTTCCGCCTAATAAAGAAACAAGCTCCTGATTATTTCCAAGAGCTTGCACAATTTCAGGGCGTAAATTTATCATAAATTCAGCCCCATTTCATTTTTCAAGATATCCGTCATAGCACGTACCGCATCGGCTTTAGAAGCGTTAAAACCTGGTTCTATAAATGGATGTGCTGGCATTTTAGAAGTACCCCACTCTAAAAACTTTCCATAGAAATATGGAGAACGGTCCGCTTTGTCTATTCCAATCTTGATCGTTTTCACACCATTTTCCATTCGTGCCTTCGTAACTCGTATATTATCCAGCAAATGTTGGCCCGTACGCCAAGGTTCACTTTTGGAAGGTTTCTTAGGACTTGAACTCCTCGGTTCACTTCTTTCTGCAATAGCTTTTCGAATTTGTTCACCACCGGCTGCAAGAGCTTTACCTTCTATTTCCTCTCCACGTAACCCCATTTGATTTAATTCAGTAACCAAACGATCAAAACCTAACAAATCTACACCATCAGCCATTCATTCCACCACGCTTCCACATGATTGATAATGTGTGTTTTTCAGTTGGAATAACCGAAAGAATGTCATAAATCGTATTCTTATACTTAATTTTCATGTCAGCATTCACATCTGCGCGAAATCGGATTTCTGTTTCACCCTGCACTTCGCTGTTAGCTGCGGCTGCTTCAAAGTATTTTCTTCCCTTTAAAAAAATAAAAGAGCCCCATACAGTAAAAGAATCCTTATATCTTTCTATTGGATCACCGTCTGGGCTCTTTGCTTCATCATCTTTCACTTGAAATGTAAGACGTTTATCTAATTTACCTGGATTCACTTGAATCACCACCAGAATACTGCAACTGAACTAATATCGATTGCAAACTAAATGCTAATTGTTCTGCTTTTCCAACTGCTTCCCGATTTTCATGCCAATGGGAAATTAAAATACGAGCCGCCAATTTAGCAAGCTCGCTTTTTAAGTCCACATTTTTACTTGTAGCATTTTTAATATAGATTTCAGCTGCTATTACGAAAGATGTAATGAGATCGTCCTCCTCATCACCATCCACGCGAAGATACTTTTTAGCTTCCTCTAATGTTAGTACCAAGAAGGACACCCCCCTTGCTTATTAAGCTCCAGTTTTAGGCGCAACCGTAATTTGCCCATACACAACTGCTTCTTGGTCCCATAATGTGACATCTTCACGTTCGATTGCTCGGAATTCAGAAGTATTTGTTCTCCAAGCATTTCCGCCTTCTTTGGTCATATCAATAGATAATTGTTTTCTATCCCAAAGAATAACTGCCTCTTTTAAATCCCCAACAATGAAAGGTGCTTTTCCGTCTTTATCTGTAGCAATTGTTTTATTGGACAACACAATAACAGGCTTACCGGAAAATAACTTACGAGTTGGATTTGTTGGATCTGGTTGAAGTAGTGGACGACCATTTTTATCTTCTAATTGATCTAAGTAATTAAATCCATCTTGGTTTGTAAAAATGTTCGCTACTGCTGCAAACATTGGATCTAGTGTAACGTTTAATGTTGTTTTAAGGCCGTTATAATCCTTTAAATCAACTTTTGTTAGTTCATTGATTTCTTGTAAAATCAGATAGTTTCGAGTCGCAATAGATTTTTTCGCAATCCATTGACGTAAATATTCTTCTAAAGCTTGATCTGTATCATCTAATAAATCATTTGGCACCGGTAAGAAGCCTGCATAATCTTCAATAGCATACGATAAACGATCGAATTCAGGAGAAGCAATTTCTTGCATTGCATTTGGCTTACCATACTCAGATAATGGCGCAAAAGGTGTAGATGCTGCACGTTTCTCTAGCGTACGGGCTCCCTTGTTTGTTGATACAGGTTGTACATTTACATATTGTTCTAAGCTATCAACCGTTTGTTTTAATTGATTAATTGTTGTCGTAATATCTTCTGGAACAATATAGCCGCCATCTTTACCTGAATTCTCAGATAAGGCCGCTTTGTATTCCTGCATAACGCATGCTTCTTCATGGCTTAAATTTTGACCACGGATAGCTTTCATAAATACTTCTTTATACGATGGATCTTCATTTTTAACTGATGCTGGAGGCAAAACTCCTGCTTGTGAATTTACTGGGTCAGAAACTTGGATTTGCATCATCGCTAGATAGTTATCCAGTTCATTTTTCGCGTTTTTCGCTTCCTCAATTTTTGCCTTTGCATCTTCATATTTACCGCTATTGTTAAATTCTTCTGCTTTCGCTTTTAAATCAGCAACTTTTTGACGTAATTCTTGTTCACGTTTATCCATTCTGAAATTCCTCCTTGTTTTGGCACAAAAAAATAGACCTATAGTTCTAACAGGTCTATTGCATTTTGTATTTTTAATTGTTCATTATTGTCCTTCTTTTGAATAGAAGGAGCTTTTGCTACAATCTTATTTGGTGTTTTTTGATATTTATCAAAGTAATCACTACTACAAGCTGCGACTTCTTTTGCCTCCACAACTTCTATATTGAAGTATTTTTCAGCTTCTTCACCACTTAACCAGGTCTCAGCATCTACTAATTGTTGAATCTCTTCAATTTCAACACCTTCTTTTAAGTTCTCTTTGTATACATTCATTATTCCTGATTCAATGTTATCAAGGTCCTCTGCTGCTTTTCGGAAATCAATTGCATTTCCGACTGCAAATGTCCAAGGTTTATGAATCATTAAGAATGCGTTAGAAGGAACGACGACACGATCACCAGCTAAGGCAATTACTGAGGCAATAGAAGCTGCAACACCATCTACATAAACAGTTTTCTGAGCCTTATTGCGCTTTAACATGTTATAAATGGCTAAACCAGCAAATACAGAACCACCACCACTATTTACATAGATATTAAGGTTACTTTTATCATCCAATTGCCCTAAAATGTTTTTTACATCATCCGGCATAATATCAGAATCATCCCATTTCCAACCTGTATTATTTATGATGTCACCATAGATAAATAGATCTGCTGACGATTCCGTTTGATTTTTAATAGTAAATACGTCTTTAATCGTCCTCACCTCCCTTCTGTAGTGCCCCTCCATTAGCTTTCGCTAATTGGTATTCATCGGCAATCTCAATAGATACATGGTTTAAGTCAACGCGATGTTTATCACCGTATTCCCCAATCCCGTCCATGTCCTCTAGTTCCAGCACCTTATTAATAGAAAATGCACCAGCATCTAACATAATTTTGTAGAATTCTGCTCGTGATTTAGAATCAGCACGTAATAAGCTTGTCAGATTAAACTTTAGATAATATCGTTTTTGTTCATTAAACGAAAATGATTTATAAGAAAACTCTTCTTCATACTGTATAAGAATTGGGCTCAAAGTATTTTGAATAAAATCTAACGCCTGTTGCTCAATATTGGAGAAAGTAGCACGATCTAACTCATTAATCATGTGCAACGGAATGTTAAAGATATTTGCAATCTCGCCCTTATCAAATTTCATACCTTCAATAAATTGGGCATCCTTTAAAGGCATACCAACCTTCTCAAATTCTAAACCAGCATCTAAAATGGCAATTCTTTGAGCATTATTTAATCCTGTATTTGCCTCTTCCCATGCATCACGAAGTACTTCTTTTGCCTCTTTGCCAAGTGCTTGTTGCGTTTTTAATATTCCGCTATGCGCTGCACCGTTTGTAAAGAACTTACCTTTAAACTTCTGTGCCGCCTGTGAGCTACCTATAGACTCCCTTGCAATTTGAATAGGGGGTTTCCCCTTTAGACCATCAGTAGACAATGTTGTAAGATGAATAATGTCATCATCAGGTATTTTTATAGGTGTGCCGTCTGGCAAACTAGTGAAATACCATAGCTTATTGGTCTTTAGGTCCACAGTGGGCGTTGTAACAGCTGGATTCAGTACCCATAATTCTTTTGGTCTTCCATCCACACCCCAATGAATATTGATGTAGGCATTTCCCCATGTATTACGGTGTGTTTCAATTAAATGTTTGAATTTGAATGGGCTTTGATAAGGATTGGGTCTTCTTTCTAGAACAAAATATACTTGATGTGCCTTATCCCGTTCCCTTCCCTTCGCTGTCTTTTTAAACGTTTGGAACGGAAGCATCGCAACACTATTTGCAAGGATATTAATACACCTATAAACTGTTGGAACACCTAAAGAGGACTCAACCGTTACCTTTTCACCGCTTGCGGCTTGATATCCAAATAAACTTTTAAACCAAGGAGAAGGATTTTTTAAATCTGTCGTATCCTGATTTCTAAATAACTGCCGAAAAATCAAATGTTTCACCTCCTTTCTATCTTCTTATCATTACCACCCCCATCATTGTGAGAATAATCCCTAACAGATACCATCCATAAATCGGATTAACAAAAAAAGTCGTCCCTACAATGATGGACAACCCTGAAATTAATAGAATATCCTCTAAAATACTTATAAAAAATAATAAGAATCGCATGTAATTCCCCCTAGAATGAGAAATCTTGACTTAAAATATAGGAATTTAAGTCCATTTCACCAGAATTGAGCATGCATCGAACATGTGAGTTAATGACAGCTGCTATCGGATCAATTCTTTCCGTTGTTTTCGACTTGTCCAACATGATATTTTCGTTAGCATCCTGTTTTGTTATAGCATTACTAGTTGCCCAGTTCAGTACCGGGTTGTTGTTATGGATGACCTTCTTTTGATACACTTGTTCACGAAAATCCTTTGTAGGGCCTGATAAAGTTGCCATACCTTGGCGTATCTCTATCATGGTATACCCTTCCGCCTCCATGTCTTGCATAAATTGTGTTGCGTTCCATGGATCGGCACATATTTCTTTAATCTTAAATTTATGATCTTTTTCCATATTTCTAATATGTGTTTTAATATATTCGTAATCAACCACTGCACCAGGTGTTGTTGTGATCCATTTTTGTTGTACCCACAGATCATAAGGGACTTTATCCGTTTGTCTCTTTTCAGCCAACGTATCTTCTGGCATAAAGCTATGACTAATTACGATATACTTATCATCTTTTTTAAACTCAAACGAAATACTTGTTAAGTCAATTTTTGCTGATAAATCGACACCTACGGTGCATTCCAACCCTTTTAATTCGGATAATTCCACCGTTTCTTTACAATCCTTCCATTTTTGCATATCCATATAGCCATTTTCTTTCATATCCACCCATCTATTCATGTTTTTCGTGAGATAATTACGCATTTTCTCAGGTACATCAAGCGCTGATTGAAGTTCTCCTTTTAAAAAAGAACGCCCTTCTTCATAACTACATAGGATTGGATTTGCTTTCTCCCACACTTCTGCATTCGTAATCTCATCATCTTTATCTAATTCATTAACCATGACAAAATATTCTTCGTTTTCAATATCAATATTAGGGTCCAAAATTTTAGAAACATATTGATACTC